CATTGAGTTCGTCACACTCATCTTTGATCTTGTTGAAGAGGGTCATAAAGACCCGTTCGTGCCATTCTTGAGCACGCTCATCTTGTAGTATTAACTCGGATGAGTTTTCTAATGCTGTCAGAAGCATTAGAAGTTCAGTTTTGTTTTCTATTATCATTTGTGTATGTACTCCACATCTTTACCGCATAAGCAACACATATCGTCCCAAGTATCGTTGTGCCATTTGTGTTTGCACCCTGGCACTTTAGAGTCAATGTCTATATCAAATGCACACTCTGGGCATTTGCGCATATTACTCACCTACCTTTTCTAGTAGTTCTACTATTACATTGCCGTGACACGGCTTGGGTGCGCAGTAGCAGGCTAGATCAATACCACGCAGAGGCTCTAACCATTGAGGCTCGCGTTCCAAGCGCCACTGAGCATAGTGATGGAACTTAGCAATAACGACGGCTCTATCGCCGTCCTCTCCGACTATGAACGGATTACCCCACCGAGTTCCACGACCGATAGCAACTGAGCCAGCAGGAGCAGAACCATTAACAACACGAACTACATTCATAACAACTCCAAAGAACGAACTACATAATTAGAATTTCTAACTACATAGACCAGACCAACACGGTCGGAATGAATTGACAAGCCAAGTCTTTCCATTGGCTTGACAAGAAGGGAGACCGTGTTAGTAGTTAGGTTTTTAATTAAGTAGTAGACACTGTGCCCCAGTATGGGCTAGGAGACTGTATGTTCTAGAACAGCCTACAGCGTACAGTCTGACTGCCAGCAGGACTGTTTCCTGTTCTATTTGACCCCCTATTGTTAAACTTTGATGCAGTATGTATGTTGTATCTCTACCTAAAATATTCTGTCAGTATAGTTACAGGGGGTAGTCTGAGCAGGACTTATATAAATAGTTCTAGCAAAAGTGTTCGTTTTACCTGTTTGAACGGATTAAGTATATATAGAGAGTTAAATAGTTCAGAAGTCTTTTTAGAGCCTTCTTCACTCTGTTACAGTAATCTGTACAAACTAACTATTGTAGGCGGGACAGGTCTGCCCAGGGACGGGATACCAATGGCTGAGCATAAGGGATTTAAGAAGGGCGCGGAGCACCACCTAAACAAGGCGTTGGCTGAAACCAAGGCTTTGGTCTTAGAACGTGTGCGATCTGGGGTTAGTATCCCAGCCGCAATGGTAGCGGCAGGCAAGAAGCCAGATACCATCCGTCAGTGGATGAACCGAGACCCAGCCTTTGCGCGAGACCTTGAAGAGGCTAAAGAAGAGGGAAGCAAGTCTTCCTTTGACGCAATGGGCATCCAGAAGGAAGAGATAGAGTTCTCAGACTTCTCACAGTTATTTCTAGACCAGATGGTCTTTCCCCATCATCAAGACTGGGTTGATCTACTTGAGGGGTATGAGCCTTCGTGGTTACACCCTAGTATGATTTATGAGCCAGGGGAGTTAAACCGCCTACTGGTCAATGTGCCACCTGAGCACGCTAAGTCCACCGTCATTACGGTGAACTACTCAACTTACCGCATTGCCCTCAATCCTAACATCCGCATCATTGTGGTATCAAAGACATTGAATAAGGCGCGAGAGTTCGTATACGCTATTAAGCAACGATTGTCCCATCCACGCTGGCTAAAACTGCAGACCGCATACGGTCCAGATGGCGGCTGGAAAGGGGACGCAGATACTTGGCGCACCGATACTGTCTATCTTGGGGGCGATGCGCGTAACTCAAGTGAAAAAGACCCGACTCTCCAAGCACTAGGTATGGGCGGTCAGATTTACGGTGCCCGTGCTGACCTAATTATTCTGGACGACTGTATAACCACGGCTAACGCCCACGAGTGGGAAAAGCAGATGGACTGGTTACAGAAGGAAGTTATTACCCGTCTGGGTAAGAACGGTAAATTGCTAGTCGTAGGGACACGAATTGCAGCAAATGATTTATATAAAGAACTTCGTAATCCGAAGCATTGGTCAGGTGGCAAGACTCCGTTTACTTATATGGGGATGCCTGCTGTACTGGAGTATTCGGAAGACCCAGAAGACTGGGTTACCCTTTGGAAAGAGTCGGATGTCCCGTGGGATGGGGATGATGACACTCCTCAGGAAAACGGCTTCTACCCCAAGTGGGACGGGCAAGCCTTATTTAAGCGAAGATCGGAAGTCACGCCCTCAACTTGGGCACTTGTATATCAGCAAGAAGATATACAAGAGGACAGCATCTTCCCACCCGTGCTGGTGCAAGGGTCAACTAACGGGATGCGCAAGCGAGGTCCACTAAGACCTGGTGCTGCTGGACATCCATCACAAGTAGAACCACACATTGTAATTGGCTTTGACCCTGCTATGGCAGGTAATGCTGCATTTGTAGTTTGTACTTACAACCGTGCAGACGGCAAGATTTACATTAACGACTGTATCAATATGACGGAGCCAACTCCGCAGAAAATTAGGGCGTGCATTGAAGAACTGGTTATTAAATATAAACCACAAGAGTTCCGAGTTGAAATCAACGCCCACCAGAAAGCCTACTCCCTTGACGACGAGTTACGAAACTGGCTTGCTGGATACGGCGTACGCCTTGATGCTCACTTTACGGGCAAGAACAAGTGGGACACATCCTTCGGTGTTGCGTCAATGTCTAACCTCTTTGGCACAGTCCGCGAAGAAAAGTTTCAAAAGAACAACATTATAGAACTTCCTTCTTCCGAAGGTAGCGAAGGTATAAAGGCTCTTACCCAGCAACTGCTGACTTGGAAGCCTGAGACCAAAGGCAAGACAGATACTGTTATGGCGCTGTGGTTTGCAATTATTCGCATCCGTGAACTTATGCAGACTGGTAGTAATACATCTAGGTATCTCAATAATCGTTGGGCTACTAAAGCACAGATGAATACAAGATACTCAATTAACTTAGATGATGCCTTTGCAGATCAATGGCACGACACATACGGATAGGAACTAATATGATGAAGCCAAAGAAAAATCCTGTAACTAAACTTGTTGCTGCTGGTGCTAAGGCTGCAATTAAAGCCGTTAAGCCTACTGCTGCTAAATCTGCGGCTAAGGCAAATGCTCGCGGACTTAAGGCTGCACAGGGTAAGTCTCTTGCATCTAAAGGTTACAAGCCAGATACTGCTGGTCGCAAAGAAGTTAAGCGTTTTGCTGCACCGCTTGAAAAGGCTAATGGCAAAAAGACTGCTATGCGTATGGGCGCACAAACAATTGATATTGGTCGCTCTTCATTAAAGATTAAAGCAGCACCTAAGAATCGTGGTAAGTAAATGATTAAGCCAAAAAAGAACCCTGTAATTAAAGTTGCTGGAAAGATTGCTAAAGAGGTTACTAAGAAGGTAACTGCGCGAGCAACAAAAGACGCAAAAATTGTTTCTTCTTCTCCATATTTAAAACAAACTCCAAATATGACAATTAAACAGGCTAAGGCTATGAAACAAGGTACAAAGCAACTTTCTAAAACAACTAAAAGAATTTCAAAAGAAAGCAATAGGCGTAAAAGCGATAATTTAAGTGTTGGCGAGTTTAATGATTTTCTAAAGAAAATGGGACTAGATAAGCCAACTACTTTTCCTAGTAGCGGAAAAATGAGAGCACTTGACACTCCTTCACTTGGTGGCAAAATAAACGCTCCATCAAGTATGACTTTAAAAGATGTTAACAAAGCAAGTGCTTTTGATGATGCCCAAAAAGCCAAAGCCTATGCTGCTGCATATCGTGTAGCAAAGCGTGAAACTAAAGGTATGAAAAAGTCTATGGAATCTACTACAACTCGTAGAGTCAAAAAAGTTGCTAAAACAACCGCAGTTGCTGGTACAGCAGGCGGAGCATATGCAGCATCAAAGAAAAAGAAGTCTAAGTAATTTTTAATCAATCGTTAGGACAATAATGCTTTCTATAGAACAGGTAGCGGCAAGAGTTGACTCTTTGCGTTACCGCAATCACGAACGTGATGCGCGTAACCTAGACGTACTCGCTGTCCGTAAAGGAAACATTGCTCAGGTATATCCTAACTTCTTCCCAGAAGGTGTGGATGCAAACGTAGTAGCAAACTTTATTGATATTGTTGCACGTGATTTATCTGAAGTAATGGCTCCGCTTCCAGCGGTTAACTGTTCTGCAGCCAACCAAGTTTCTGATCGTGCTCGTAGTTTTGCTGACAAGCGTACTCGCATTGCATCTAATTATTTCCAGCACTCAGACCTAGCGGTACAGATGTACTCAGGTGCTGACTGGTATTTAACATATGGATTTGTCCCATTCATTATTGAATTGGATGATGAAGCAAGATTGCCACGTATCCGCATAGAAAATCCTATTGGGGCTTACCCAGAGTTTGATCGCTATGGACGTTGTGTGGCATTTGCTAAGCGGTACTCTATGACACTTGGTGAACTGGTATCTCAGTTCCCAGAGTATGATAGACAACTTCTTGGTTCAGATGGTTACAATCAAGACCTTAATGCACAAATTGAGATGGTTCGTTATTACGATAAAGACCAATCTATAATTTATGTACCACGCAGAAGCAACTTAGTTCTTTCTCAAGCGGCAAACCCACTTGGTAAGATGATGGTTGTTGTTGCACGCAAGCCATCTATTGATGGTGAAATGCGTGGACAGTTTGATGATGTACTTGGCATTCAATTACTACGCAACCGATTTGCATTACTTGCAATGGAAGCGGCAGAAAAGTCTGTTCAAGCACCTATTGTACTTCCACAAGATGTACAAGAACTACAACTTGGTGGAGATGCTGTCATTCGTACAGCCAACCCAGCAGGTGTGCGTCGCGTAGAACTTACTTTGCCGCAAGGCGCATTTACAGAACAGAACATTCTTAATCAAGAATTACGTGTTGGTACGCGTTATCCTGAATCTCGTACTGGAAACATAGATGCCTCTATTGTTACTGGTCAAGGCGTACAGGCTCTTATGGGAGCCTTTGATACACAAGTTAAATCTGCGCAAGCAATCTTTGCTGCAACACTTAGGGACATTATTAGTCTTTGCTTTAATGTAGATGAAGTACTTTACCCAGAAGAAAAGACTATTCGTGGTGTTGATTCTGGTTCACCTTATGAAATTACCTACAAGCCAACTAAAGACATCAAGAATGATTACTCAGCAGATGTCCGATACGGAATGCTTGCAGGACTTAACCCAGCACAAGGTCTTATCTTTATGCTTCAAGCACTTGGAGGAAAACTCATTAGCCGAGATATGGCTATGAGAGAACTTCCATTTACGGTTAACGTAACACAGGAATTAGAAAAAATTGAAATTGAAGATATGCGCTCTGCGCTACTTGGTTCACTTACGGCATACACACAAGCAATTCCACAGATGGCTACTCAAGGTCAGGATGCTTCAGAAGTAGTTCGTAAGATTGCTGCGGTAATAAAGGCTCGTCAAAAGGGACAAGCATTAGAGGACGCAATAGAAGCAACCTTTGCTCCGCAGCAACAGGTTCCTCCTGCTGGTGCACCAACTGATGCGGTTGAGCAAATGTCCCCTGCTCCCGCTGGTTCGCCAGCAGGAGGTTCTCCACTACCAGAGCAACCACAAGCAAGACCAGATTTACAAACAATGCTTAGTAGTTTAACTGGTGAAGGGCAAGGGCGTTCAGCCGTAAGAACAGTGAGAGAACGAGCAATTTAAGGGGTAGTAATGGCAGCACGTAAACGTAAAGTTCAAACTGTTGCCGATGAAGGCTACTCAAAATTAGAAGAATACTGTATTTGGCTCAATGAATACAAACGCGCTTTACGCAAAGCAGGTTTTAATAATGATGATGCGTTATGGCTTATTGCTACAAAAGATTCATATCCCGATTGGATAAACGGGATACAACCAAGAGACATTGTTCAACATTTAGAAGATGAGGAAGACTAATGGCTGGTAATGAAAATAGCGGCGGATACCGCCAACCTATGAACCCAGCACCAGTATCACCTCCAGGTGCTTTATCACAACGTACTGATGGCGGAGCCATTGATGGTATGACACAACCAGCACAACGTTATTCTGGATTTGCTTACGGTGAAAACAAAGCACTAGCAGATCAACAGGCTGGTGCACCTATGATGGGTATGCCATCATTTGCTGACATTACTCCACTCGGCGCACCTAGCGTGCGTCCAGATGAACCACTAACTTCTGGTATTAATCGTGGTGATGGTCCAGGAAGTGAAGCAATGCGTGGTCTTGTGCCTAATAATACACCATCATTGGTAGATACTATTAAATATTTAACACAGTTTGACCCATCTGGCGACGCAGAATTAATTTATAGAACACTTACTGACCAAGGTTACTGATGGCGTATTTAAAACCAATAGTCGCTGAAGCGTCACCTAACCTTTACTCTGCCGCTAAGACTGCTAATTTGCAGCCAAATGAGATTAATCAAATTAATCAAATGAGTTCTGCAATTAAAAAGCACCGCGAACTTGTAAAGATGGATGCTGACATTGCAAAGAAAACATTTGATCGTCTTGATTCTAAAGCGCAAGATCAATTAAAGTTTTTATTTAAAGATAGTGATTATGCTAAAGACCCTGATACTGCGGCTGATCGGGTCAAAGGTATTTTTACTGGCGGTTTAAAAATAGCAGCATCACCGCTTATTGGTTTATTTAAAGTAGGTGGACAGTATAACCGTCTTATTAACACACCTTACAAAGTTGCACGTCAGGTAGCACAAGGCGAAGACTTGTTTGCTGGTGATGTTTGGACTGACGCTTGGAATGGCACCAATATGTACGACAATAAAGCGTTGTCGGAAGTTACAGCATACTTTGGCGATTCAGATGTATTTGTTGCAAAAGGATTATTAGCAGGTAAGACTCCAGGTGAAATCCTTGAATCATATGGCAAGATAGATAATACAATTCTTGAGTCAATTAAAAAAGCATATGATGCACCTAAAGATTTTAATAATGTTCTTCAGGGTGTAAAGTACACACAGATTTCCCCAGGTCGTGACATTGCACGTATGCTAGATGCTAGACCACCTGCAAGCGGTGGCATCAGCGGTGATTATCTAGCAGGTAAGAATCAAAATATTTCTGGTGCTATTGACTTTGTTTATCAAGTTGCAGTTGACCCATTAACTTGGTTAACAGGCGGTCTAAGCAAGGGTATTACCAAAGGTGACCGTATTGCTAAATCTGTTATTGAAATGATGGATAACGGTGTACCTGTTGAACGGGCTATAGAAACAACATTTAAAACTGAACCACGTCTTTACGAGTTCTGGGACAAAGGACTTGGACCAGCCCTTAAAACATATTCAGAAGCAAAGGGTTCTGCTAAGGCTCAAGCCTTTGATGATATTAGCAAGCGTTTTCCTGGTTATAGAAATCGTGAAGCGGTTGAATCGTTAACTCAAAAAAGCGATCAACTTCCAAAAGGTGTAGTTGATGCAGCATCTGCTCAGAAATACTTTGAGAATGCGGCTAATCTTAATTTACTTCTTGCTGGTCGTGTTGATGGTTTAACTTATATGCGTAGTGGTGTTGCTGTTGCGCGTTCACGTCGTTTAACGGCTGATGGTCTTGTTAGTTATCTTGATTCTGTATTTAATAATACAAGACGTACTACTTTTGCTGGAGCGGGACGCAGTGCAGAAGAACTTGATAAATCACTAGAACCAGTTGCTCAGGCTTTACTTAATTCACAGGATGCAATTAAACGTTTAGAGAATCCAGAATTATCTGATATGAGAGTATTGCTAGAAGCAAACTCTGAAATTAAACGCTGGAAAAAAATTGGCAGACTAGCAGCACGTTCAGCCTCAGGGTTAGAAGTTCGTATAGGCAAAGGTGCTGTTGGTACTGCTGCTAACTTTACGGCGCGTGCTCGTCAACTTCTTCCTAAGGATATGGCTGAAGCATTAACTGTTAAGTTTCTTGACTCAAATGTTGGCGAACAGATTGTTATTTTACGTAATCTTGATGCAGCAACTATGTATTCTATGGGTCTAGGTGGCGACATTCGTGGTATAGAATTAATGGAAAAAATCCTTAAAGACAAATACGGCGATAAGTCTAGTTTTGCAATTAAATATAATGAATCTGTTAATCCTAAGCACGCTGCACAACTACCAGATGGCGTTATTAAAGAAGTAGATGGCGTTACAACGCTTTCTGGAGAAGGCACTGTTCACTTTTATCAACAAACAAAGGCTGTAGGTTCATTGCCTTATGATGAAATTGGCTCAATGATTTGGAATATGAAATCCAAAAAGAATATCATTGGCGCTGTTGGTGGTTCTACACAAGGAGCCTTTGCTAAGAGTCTAGTTGATGGTTGGTCTATCTTAACTTTGTTTCCACGCTTAGGTATTCGTTCTGCTATTGATGAAGCAACTATGTATGTGCTTTCAGCACCTAGTAAAGACTTACGATCTTGGAGTAAAGGCGTTGTTGCTGCTAGAGCAACACGTGGATTTACAGGTTCTGATACTTCAACTGGTTTTATTGGTCGCGGTTTACGCAAGGCATTAAATGTTGGTGGTAAACGTAGCGAGACTGTAGCCAAGTGGGGCAAACTCGCTAAGATTTCACCAGAAGATGCACTAACTATTGAAAAACGTATTGATTTAATGCAAGACTTGGCTAAACAATTAAACATAGATGATGATTTAGTTTTAAATGCAGCCAAACGTTCAGCAATTGCTGATGAAATATTTAAAACATATAGCAGATACCTAGATGATACAACTGAAAAGTATTTACGTGATGCATTTATTCATCAACCAGATGCTTTAACATCAGTTGCAAACTCACTTGTAGCACGAAGTGGTCTTTCTGGTAAATGGGGTGAGAATGTAGCCGCTGCTATTATTACTCCATCTAATCTTGATCTTGCAATGAGAGAACTAGATATAGTATTTAATGTAATAGGTAACTATGTTGATGTTACTTCTCTTGCTACACGTGAAGCAACACTAGTTCACTTTGAACAGTTTACTAAAAAGTTTGTTGGCAATAAGTTTAAGGTAAATGACAAAACAATTCTTAACCCAGCAGATATTTTCTTTAAGTATAAAGGTTTAGACCCAGATATTGTTGACCCTAAGAATGGTCAAGGTATGCTAACGCTTGCTATTGATGCAGCAATGAAAAAAGTTGGCTTTGAAAGCACAGAGTATGGCAACTGGAAAGTTGTTAATCAAGAACTTGTAGACGAATTTCTTGGAGATGCTGCTAATACCGTAGCATTGCGTGAGCGCAATCTTACTGACTCTCAAATTGCAGAAGCCCAACTGTCTCGTTTGTTTATTGATATGTATAATACGTTCCACGGTAGTCCAAACAGTTTTAACCAAACACTTATGGATGTTGTACAGCGTAGTCGTAATGATTTGACACGTGCGTTAGAAGGTACAGATCAGTTTGCTTCTTGGAACCAGGCTGCAGCACGTATAAATGTAGATGACTTTGCAGATGCAACTGACGGTTTTGGTATTATAGGTACTGTTAAGACTGAACTTGGTGTTGGTATTTATAAAGATACTGAGAATCTGTTCCGTCGCTATGGTTCTAATATGATGGAAATAATGGATGCTCAGGTTAACGGTATATTCCGTCAGCCAGCAGTTATGGTTGCATACACTGGGCTACGTAAGAAGTACGCTAGCCTAGAAAAACAATATACTCGTCAACTTTACGAGCAAAGAACTGGCAAAGTCTTTGATTACACAATGACTGATCTTGTTAAAACTCAAGAGTGGAAATCTTCTGCTGATTTAGCAGAAAAGTATTTTACTGAAGTGGCTACACGTGAAGCAGCCGATACTATTTTAAAGTATGCAGATAATCCTGCTATTCGTTCTAACTTTGCTTATGCTTCTCGCACTATGGGACGTTACTACCGTGCAACTGAAGACTTTTATCGCCGTATCTACCGCTTAAAGGACGTGTCTCCACGCGTTTTGTATCGTACTCGTCTAGGACACGTAGGTTTAGGCGCTACTGGTGCTATACATCAAGACTCTAATGGTGACCCATACGTTATGATGCCTATGGATAATATTATTTATAAGGCTACTGACGGAGTTATACGTACCCTTACAGGCAATGATGCCTATAAGCAGCCACAGTTTAATGAATTTACTTTAAAGTTGCGTATGATGAACCCATCATTCTCACAAGATGCTGGTGTTCCTACGCTATCAGGTCCAATTGCTGCTCTTAGCGTACTAGGCTTTAAGAGTATACTTGGTTCAGTTCCAGGGGCTATTCCGTTTGTTGGTAAGTATCTTGACCCACTAGGGGAAATGGCTGCTGAAGGCGTTGATACCTTTGCACTAGGTAACATTGGCGATAACATAGATATTACCCGCGCTATAGTGCCTGCAACGCTACAAAAGATATGGTCAGCATTACCATTTGATGAGAAGAGTCGTCAAGAGGCTACTGCTGCACAACAGGCTATTGCTTATGAAGCAGCCAATGGTCGTGGTTTAGATGTTGATGCTACTGAACAAGAGAAGGCTGACTATCTAAAGAACATTCGTATCTCAGCGCATAATGTTATTGTTATGCGTAGCATATTAGGACTTATATCTCCAGTTGCTCCTACTATTACAGATAGTAAGGGCATACCTGACTATCTTAAAGATGTAGGTATTACTAGCCTACGTAGTGAGTTCTTTGACATACTAAACAGTATATCAAAAGATAACACAGGTGATGTTCAAGACCCATACGAGTTAGCATTGGTTACCTTTATGGGTAAGAACCCAGGTAAATTAATATATACCGTATCACCAACTAGCAAACAAACTAAGATCATTATTAAGAATACAGATGGTTTAAAGAATTGGGCTATAAAGAATAAGGGTTTAATTAATACTTATGGCGAAGCAGCATATATCTTTGCACCACAAACTGGAACGTTTAATCCTGCTACTTATAACTGGATTAAGGCTGCTGGTCTTATTGAGAACAAAACACTTGAATCCTATTATCAGGACTTACTTGTAGCGCAAGACAAGCAAACATACTATGACATTGCACGTCGTGAGAAGGAAATACTTAGTACTGAATCTGACCCTGAAACACGAGCAAACATTATTAACAGTGCTACTAGCGCTCGTCAGGCGCTTAAAGATGCAAACCCATTGCTTGTGCCAGAACTTATTGGCGAGGGTAATGACATTGGTAAAGAAGGCGTAATGCTTCAGCAGATAGAACAGATCATTAATGACCCTAATGTAAGCATTGACTCTGGTACTCGTCAGCGTATGCAAATAGCAATTAAATTAATAAATGATTATACAAGGTTTGCTAAAGACCCAGAGTTAAAAAATGTAGAGAATGCAGTTGAACTAAAGGCTGCACGTAAAGCACAAATTGAAGCAGGATTGAAGGAGTTAATGTTGGGTAATTTATACGTAACAGAGGCTAACCGCGCTATCTTTAAATCAATCCTTGGATTCTATTCACGGGATTCATACTATGCATCTAAGGAGTTAAAGTAATGGCTGATCTTAAAAAATTATTGGCAGACGTTAAAACCTTAGAGCAAGATGTTATAAATAAAAAAGTTGCTTTAAAGAACGCTTCTAGGTGGACTCTACAACTTAGTGAAAAACAAAAGAAAGACCCAGCACAGGCTAAGTATGTTGCTCAAAAGAAGGCTGCTCAATTACAGGCAGAAAGAGACCTTGATAAGGCTAAGGATGATCTTGAAACCGCTAATACTATTGCTACTGATGCCGCACAGCGACAAGCAACAAACCCTACTGCTGATGAAAGAGAAAGATTAACTAATGAAGCAAACCTTCGTGGAGAAAAATACGAACCTTTAGCAGATACACCAGTAGATGTTACAAAACCATTAACTGCACAAGATGATTATGCTGGTTTTACACTAGATAAAAGTGGTGCAGTTTTTGGTCCTTCTGGTGTAGAAGGACAAAATGGCGTAGGCGGCATATTTGTACCAGCAAAAGATGCTAGTGGTAAATTAGCAAATCAATTTGTTACTAGCAGTAATAAAGCAATTGATTTATTTTTAAAAGGCTATCAAGGTCCTGGTCAATTAGATGCTTTAAAGAAAAAACTTGTTGCTAGCGGATATATAAAGCCAAGTCAACTTACTGGTACTGCTTGGCTTAGTGGTCTTGTTGATATGCTGAGTGCATACTCAGGTGATTATTTACAAAAAATTAAGTTTGAAGGCGCTACAGATGTACCTGGTATTGATGTCTTTATGGTTCAGAAAAAGGCTGGTAGTGGTACTGGCGGTACTCCATACCGTGTAATTACTACACGTGGTGATGCAAAGAAACTGCTAAATGATTATTTAAATGATCTTGTTGGTAGCCCAGCCACAGCAGAAGAAGAGTCTGCATTTTATACTGCATTAAATAAAGCAGAAAACAAGGCTAGTGTAACTACTGTAGGTGGAACAACTACTGGTTCTGTGTTAAGTGACTCTGATCGTCTTGTTCTTGCTGCCACAATAGCGCGTAAAAGGTTACGCGGTACTAATGTAGATGAACTACTTGGCTCTAATATAGGCAGTACTGTAGCCACAGACATAGCATCTATACAAAGATATGCTGCTCAATACGGTATTCAGATGACTGCTGCTGAAGCGCTTAAGCGCGTGGCTGATGGTATTGGTCAACAAAACTATACTGTTAAACAACAAGAACGTTTAAGATTAATGGCAAAACAATTACACCCTAAACTTGCTGCACATATTGACGCAGGTGGAACAGTTAAAGATATTGCTGATGAGTATGCATATGCTAAAGCCAGAAAACTAGGTGTTGCTGTACCTATGTCTACTACCGATACTGATGTAATGAATGCAGTTAACAGTGGTATATCTATATCTGATTTTAATATAGAGATGCAGAAGAAACCCGAATGGCGTTTTACAGAAGAAGCACGTGGAATAGCAGACGACTTTACTAACACTATGTTGAAGACATTTGGATTGGTTGGCTAATGGCAATAAAACCAGAAGATGTAGCAGGTATGCGTTACGCAGCACAACTGCCTAAGGTAACACCTAAACCCAAGCCTAAACCTAAAGTAACACCTAAACCTAATTTAGATGCACAGATTAAAGCACTTCAAGGACGTATGAAATCTTCAGTTTATGAAGGTGACTTTGGTGATGGTGGCGCAGTTGGACAATACGTAGAATCTATATCTACTGATGCACCACTAACACAAGAACAGTTTGATCAGGCAATCATTGAAGGTAATACTGCTGCTGCTGCTGGAGATGCCGCAGCAAAGGAAGGTGATGCAGCGTTAGTTGCTGCTGGTTATAAACCTTTAAATCTTAAGCCTTTATCACCCATAAATGTTAAAGAAGTATCAGATGAAACCCGTGATGCTTTTGAAATAATGAAGCAGACGCTACGAGGTTGGGGTCTTGAAGACCTTGCTGAAACATATGGTAGCCTTATGGCAACTGGTATGTCTCCAGATGCAGCAATGACAAAGATTAAATATGATAAAAGCGTTAACCCAGCAACAGGTAAACCTTGGAATGATGCATACAACACCCGCTTTAAAGGTAATGAACTACGTGTTGCTAAAGGATTAAATGCATATAGTGAAGGCGATTATCTTGGTGTAGAAAATGAATACAATGATACGTTAACTAGATATGGCTTATCTAATATGATTAAAGCAGATGCTGCTGGTAAGCGTGCTCAGTTTGCTGGGTATATGGGCAATGATATTGCCCCACCTGAGTTTGCTGAACGCATTAAGAATGTTTCTGAGCGGGTTCTTAATATGGACCCTAGTATTAAAGCACAGTTTCAAGCATACTATCCATCACTTACTAATACAGACATAGTTAGTTACTTCCTTGACCCTAAGGAAACATTACCTGTTCTTAAGAACAAGATAACAGCAGCAGAAATTGGTGCTGTTGCAGGTGCTGCTAAGTATGGCATTGGAGAAACACGTGCTATGGACTTGGCTAAGTTTGGTGTAACTCGCGCTGAAGCGCTTACTGGTTATCAAGATATTGCCGAAGCAGTACCAACTGGTATGCGGTTGAGTAATATCTATGGTGAAGAAGGTATTCAGTATGGACAAGCAACAGCAGAAGATGATTATTTAAAACAAGATGCACAGGCTAAGTTAAAACGTAATCGTTTAGCCTCTAGAGAACGTGCTAGTTTTCAAGGTAATGCAGGTGCTACATCTAGTTCATTAAAGAAATCAACAGCAGGACAAATATAAAATAGAATCCTATGTGACCCACCAGCCCACATAGCGTAGAAGACTGGTAGTAAGAGCCAGGCTAGTTCCCCGACTAGAATCTGAGGCTTGCGATTCAAACGAATAGAAGGGTGGGTTGCTATGAGCAACAACTACTGGGATGAAGACGAAGACGACCAAGATACCGACAACGAAGTGCAGATGGATGGAAGTGACTTACTAAAAAAGTTACGGAAAGCCAAGCGCAACGATGAAAAACGTATCAAAGAACTCACTGAGCAACTTGAGGGATTATCCAAGTCGCAGCGTGAGCGTACAGTCAAAGAGGTCCTAGAAAAGAAGGGTGTCAATCCAAAGGCACAAAGACTAATCCTAAAAGACTTGGATGATATTAGCGAAGAGTCAGTTAATACCTGGCTTGAAGATAATGGAGACTTGTTTGGATTAGTAGCGCCAGAGGTAAACGAAGAGAAGGAACTAAATCGCGCAGTCTTACGACAGCAAGATGTAGTTACTCAACTTGGTATGACCCCTGACCGAGCAGATGATCTATTGAATAGAATTAATAATGCGGAAACCGCAGAAGAACTTCATTCAATTATCTACTCTCAACATCAATAAATACATAGTAATTTCACAACTCACCTTGGAGGTGACAAATGGCTAATGCATTCACAAGCACAGGCTCCGCCACTCTTGGCGGTACCTCTGGTAGTGCAGGTCTAGTTCAGCAAGCGTATGATCGCTTACTGGAGTTTGCTCTTCGTTCAGAACCGCTAATTCGTTCAGTCGCAGATAAGACACCTGCTCGCCAATCAATCCCAGGCTCAACCGTTGTTCTACAACGTTACGTTGACTTGGCTAAAAATACTACTCCTCTGACAGAAACAACTGACCCAGATTCAGTAGCATTATCAACACCAACTAACGTTTCTATTACTCTTGCTGAGTATGGAAACTCTGTGTTGGTAACACGCGCTCTGGAACTCTTCAGCCTTGCTGATGTAGACCCAGCAATCGCAAACATTATTGCTTTCAACCTAGCAGATTCTATTGATGACGTAGCAATGACAACATTGCGTGCTGGAACCAATAAGATTTTTGGTGGTAACGCCACAACAACAGCAACAATTGATGCTGCAGATACAATTGACTCAGCGGACATCCGCAAGGCAGTTGCTAAGTTGCGTTCTAACAAGGCTGTTGGACGCAAGGGTTCACTCTACTGGGCTGGTATCCACCCAGAAGTATCACACGACCTACGTGCCGAGTCCTCTTCAGGACAGGGCTGGTTACTTCCTAACCAATACGGTTCTTCACAGGATCGCATCTGGGCAGGAGAAATTGGTAACTACGAAGGTGCATACTATGTTGAATCAGCACGTATGTACAACGCTAAGACTGGTGCAGATCAGACAGCACTAGCAACTGCATCAGCAGTTAGCGGTGTTTCAGGTGCGTTTACAATCGTAGCAGCAAACGCTGCATTCGGTGGACGTGCTGAAGTTGGAGACAAAATCTCTGGTACTAACGTTGGTGCTTCTGCAAAGATCACAGCAATCTCTGTTGGTGCAACAAACACTACATTTACTGTAGATGTTGCTAACTCAGGAACTGTAGGAACTAATACTCTTACAGTAACTCCAGTAACACGTGTTTATAACACAATCGTATGTGGACAGCAAGCAATG